AGGTTATGAGGGCGTGAGCAGGGCGTGACTATGTAAAGCATCGTAGTTCGTTTATCTTATCCATCGTGAAGTCCTGCACATACTCGTATAACGATTCCGTTAGGTCAGCAACTTGGTTGGGGTTTTCTTTTAGCCTCTTGATTGCTCCTGCCCATTCACTTGGGTGCTTGATAGCAATGCAGTTATCCTTTGTGATGTAGGGTGAATAGGGTTGCGTGTTGCTCACTATCAGAGCGCACTTGCTGAACCCTGCCTCAAGCATCTTTAGGTGCGACTTGCACTTGGCAAACTCGGAAGTGCTTAACGGCACAAGGCTCACATCAAAGAACTCGTAGAGCTTGTGGTAGTGTGTTGGTGGCATCGTAGGCAGCCTATGGCTTGCCTTCATAATGTCTGGGTAGCCATCTACCTCTGCAACATAGCCTTGATAGCCTTCAAGGTTGATCGTGGACTCCTTTACGTCTGCTGCGTGGTGGTTGCCTCCGATATACCCAAATCGCACTTCTTCGCTTGGCTCTCTCTCTACCTGCCACGTTGCTACGCTGATTGCATTGGGGATGATTCGGATGTTGGTATTGTACTTCTTGACCTTTGAGGCAAGGTGCTTGTTTGTCACCCATACCTCATCTGCTGCTTTCATAGAGCGCACGATGCGCGTTCTCATCTGCTCAACGTACAAGCCTTGCAGGGGATGCGTAGGAGGCAGAACCCACCAGTCATCATTGTCAACGATTAGCTTGATGCCCTCCTTGCGGCAGAGCTTCACGAAGTCATCAAACGGCTCAACAGGGAATGCACGCGAGGTAAAGATGTGAGTAACCTTTGGCCACATTTCAGGGTCAATGTCGGTAATCTTCTCAATAAAAAAGACATCTACATCCTTGTGGCATATCAAGGGTGCAAATGTCCTGTGGTGTGATACACCCGAGTTCTGCTTGTGGAAGGCAAGCACAAAGGGTCTAATCATAAATTAGCCTCTTGGTCTTTGAACCATTGCGCCATCGCTTTGCGGTCTAAATACTTCACCCACATCCGAGCAGCTACTGCTCTGCGTTGGGGCTTGAAGGGGTAGGTGCTACGGAGCTGCGCCATAGCAATCCTCATAAATTGGTCTTGCATTACTCGTTTGTTTTAAAGGTTGTTGTTTCGTTTGCGAATCTCGTTATATATTCCTATAAGCATAATGTAAATAGGAAGTAACAAAACCCACAATATAAGTCCGCTCATTTCTCGTTGGTGTTAAAAACTAACAATTCGTTTTTCAGTTGTTTTATATCTACTTCTGGTAAATTAAGAGCATTGTAAACTTCAAACTGAAATTCACTTATTGAGTTATCAAGTACAGTAATCACGTGGTAATCTACTCCTATTCTATTTTCCAAACTATGTCCAATCTGGTCTATATGCTCTAATAGATTGGATGGTACTCGTAAAACACATATGGCTTTCATCTCTCGGTGGTGTTATATGTTTCGTTGTAGTATTCCTCATCAGTTCCAGTGTAACGAACTATAAAAGCATCTTTAATCTGCTCCTTCTCCATTTCTTTGGCTTTTTCTAATTTAATTTTCCAATAAGGGACTTTCCAATCTATTACTGGCATTTCATTAGCCAACCAATCTACTGCTGTTTGTTTCATTTATAATTGGTGTTAAAGATTATTGCCATCTAAAAAAGTCAGAATCCATCTCTTGCTTATAGCCAACGAAACCATACATAGCAATAGCCAAAGCATAGTACATTGGAATAACGATGTATGTTAATGGGTGATATGGATTGAGTCGCCTAAGTGTGTATGTTCCGTACTCATTTACGTGCGTCTTCTTTTGTATCACATACAAACGCTCTAATACTTCTCTCATTTTTCGTTGACGTTAATTGCTCTTATACATTTTGCGCAGTAAGCATATGTTCCATTTTCACTGACTTTGATTTGTGGTTGTGGGACTTTGCATTCGCACATATCGTTGCTTGGTTCTTCTTGTTTCATTTCTCGTAGGTTTTATAGCAGTAGTCATAGAAATCTAATTCGCTTTTAGATTCTACATATTTAGGGTACCAATTTTCAAGCACTGTTATATATACACTATTGGGTGTACACATAGTTCCCGTTGGGTTTTGCTCTCGGTAGAGTTTATCTGCAATAGATATCAACTCTTGATGTGTTTGTGTTTTCATTTCTTGTTGGTGTTAAATAATTTCTTTCATCTCTAAGTCGCAAATCTCATCATCCGTGAGCCTTATGACCACCTCAGCAGGAGCGTAGTAAGGCAATGCCTTCCTTCCTTGAGGCTCTACAATGATAGTATCCTCATCAGTGTTGGTCTCTTGGTACTCGCTTACTTCAGCAAGCACCCAAACTAATGTTCCTTTTTTCATCTCTCTAAAATTTAATTGGTTTTGTTTGCCCTCATTTAACCGCATCAGGCTTCTCGGTGGTTTTAAAGATTTCTTTTAGTTGGTCGTATGTTGATTGTGAGGCTTCACCCCAATAGTATTCGCATTGCCCGTTCTTGATTGGTACGCCAAAGAAGAACGACTGATACATTCCCGTAGGGGCGGTGAAGCGGTAGCAGGTTTCTTTAAGGGCGCAGCCCTCGCCTGTGCATTTGGTGATGTCGGTCATAACGTGCCTACTATTGTGTACGAATCCAAGTCCTCACCCAAGATAAAGAACTGCTTGTACAATTCTATTGCCTCCAAAGTCTTACGCTCTCCCTCTGCCACAAACTCGGGACTCACCGAGTAGATGCCTATGTCAAGGCTTGCCTTGTCAATAGCGATGAAAAAAAACTTATCAATCGGCACTCCAAAGAGTCGGGTGTAGATAAATGCCTGCACATCGTATCCGTATTTCTTTGCAGAGTAAGGGAATGCTCGTAGGTCGGTTGTTGTTTTCAAATCAGCCAAGAATCCATCAGCGTAGATGTCAGCCTTCGCCCTAAAGGGCAGGCCGCCAATCATACCAATCTTGGGTACTTCAAACTCGCAGCCTGTGATAAGCCCAAGCACGTTCTCGTTGCGCAGGAGCGCATCAGAGATGCGTTGCGCCTCGTTGTACTCTTTGCGGGTGCATAGGTTGCGCTTGCCCTTTGCATCCTGCCAAGCCTTTGCGTTCTTACTCTGTACTTCAATGACCTCGTAGTCCGCTACTTTGTGCGGCTCTAAAGTCATAAGGTGAACGAGCCTGCCTACCGCAAACGCATCGGAGTCCTCGCTGCCATATTTTGTAACGTAGTGGTACGTCTTGGGTGATGTCAGCAGCAGCTTACAAGCAGAGGAGGACAGGGCGTTCTTGCCGAGTACCCCGTAGTAAAAGTCATCATCGTGCATCTTCTCAAGGACTGTCTCCATATCCCAAGTGCTGCCATCTAAAAGTTCTATAATTTTCATTTTGTTTCTGTTTTGAATGTTGCTTCATACCATTGCTCAAAAGGCACACGAAGCAAGGCATCGTGGTAGGCAAAGCGCAAGTGTAGCTGCTCAATGGTCTCTATGTCTTTGAGGATTGATTCGGATATGTCTGCCGACTTCAGTTGTCGGAGCAGTTGGGAGATGGTTTCGTATTTCATTTGATTGGTTTTAATTATTCTTCGGATGCTACTTGAGTTGCCCAATTCATCCACTTGATGTAGATGTCATCGGCAAGGTTTGGTATATCCCTGTAAATGGATGTGGTAGGGTATGCGGTGGTATTGGTATATCCATCCTCGTTGTAAGACTCCTCTATGTATGTGATTTGCATCTCGTACTCGTAGAAGTCAGCAACGTGGGCAAAGCCAAGCCACTTGGCAAGAATCTCATCGGAGTTCTTGTTGTCTGGGTCGTAATCCTCAAGGGCATCCCAATAAGACTGCGGTAGTAGGTCGGCATCTTCTAGCCAGAACTTTAGGTCGTTGTATGTAAATATCATATCCCAAGAAGTTCAAGAGTCCATAGGTATGCCCAAAACGTCAGCGCAAGAGCGCAGAAGTATGCCGTGTTTTTAAGTAGTAGTTTCATTCTGATTGGTATTAAATGTTTGTCAAATATACAAAACTTTTTGAATTACCAACACTCAAAGAAAAAATAAATAAAAAAAAGAGGACTACTTGCCCTCTCTGAATTGTGTGTAGCAAACTGCTATTGCTTGGTCTTTATTTGGGTACTCGCTTCCGATGGCCTCCAAGCAGCGTTGGATGTATTCGGATTGCTTTTCACCACTTTTGGGTTGAGGGATTGGCATAGGTTAAAACTTTGAATGAAACTAATCTTTGAATGTCTGGCAACTCAAGTCTGCTTATCACATCCTCTCTGCCTTCTCTTTGGTAGTATTTTCTTGTAGCATCTTGCTTTGTGACAAACACAGGCTCTACAATCTCCTCGCATAGTCTTGCAAGTTCCTGCGTTCTCACCATGACAAAACCACCAAGCTCTGGCATATCAAATGCGATGTACTCGGCTTTGCCGTACATCCATCCATTGTCACCTTTTACGTTCTTGAACTCAACCCAGATGGTGTTAGGGTGGTTGCCTCCTTTTACATCTACGGATGTTGTTCCATTTAGCCGTGTAACGAAGTAGTCAATGTGATCGTAGATGTCCGTGTTGCGGTCTGACTTCTCACAAGAGTAGCCGATGGCCTCGCAAGCCTCTACAAACCGCTTTGCAGTAATATCCCCAACTTGGTTGGAGTATTGCCTGCGCTCGTTACTAACTGACATAAGCGTTGTATAGTGTCTCTAGTTCCTGCAACCTACCACGAAGGCATGAGCCGCAGTTAGTTGGCTTCACGGAGTCTTTGAATACTCGGTTGTAGATTTTATTTACTTCCGTTTGCTCAATAGCGGTGACGGTGTTCCTACCTCGCATCTTGCCGACAAACTCGTATTCTTCTTTGGTCAAGCACTCTGGCTTCCTGTATCTAAATAGCTTGTTTAGTTTCTCCTTACGGGCATCGCAACCGCAGTCCACGCCTGTGGCTTCGCTGAACCAATCCACCGCAGCCTTGATGCCTGTGGCAGTTGTGATAGTCTCGATGGTATCACCCAAGCCGCTTGGCTTCTTTGTACGCTTCGTAGGTGTCTTGGCAGTCTTCTTGGATTCGCTCTCTTGCATTTTTTAGTGTGTTGAATATGGAACGTGCTGAAATCTTGGTTTCATCCGCTAAAGTACGGATGCTCATATCGGTGTTGTGGTAAAGTGCAAATATCTTTTTGTCGTACCAATGCCAGTCAGTTTGGGTTGACCACACCCTGTCGTAGAGTTGGATGAGTTGTACCTCCGCATCTTCGTTGGCCTCCTCGTAGATAAACTCCTCAAGGATGTCCACATCTACAAACTCAAACCTTGCCCTTTGACGCATCAACGTGGCGTACATATTTCGCAGAGTAACGTACACGAAGAAGGTGTTGACCTCCGTTTCGTTGTACATTATTTTCTCTGCGTCATCAACGTATTTGTACAATCTGACGTACATCTCCTGCGTAAGCTCTTGGGCAAGGTCATCACTCGCTCCGAAACTCTTGCACATCCGAATCCAATCGGTCTGCCGCTTTGCTAATACTGCGAGGAGTCCCAAGTGATTTCTACAATTACAACAAACAGAGCAAATTGCACCGTGTGCATCACAATATCTTCTTCAAGGTAGTCGGTCTTTGACCAGTTAGCCCCTACGATAAGCCCATAGATTGGGTAAAGTCCTACGTTAAAATTCATCAAATGTGCGTTTAAGAGTTAAATACAATTCCTTGTATTTAGATAACTCCGCAACGACTTCATTGAGTTTATTTAATTCCTGCTCCATCGCCTCAAAGTCGGGCTTGTCAATACAGGCCATCGGGTTTTCTTCAAGAACGCAGCAGGCTACCTTGTAGTAGTGCTGATAGTCCCCGTAGATAAGGCGGTCTTTGTGCATCCTTACGGCATACGCCACCGAGCTATGGTCTTTGTCTATGGCCTCACCGAGTTCGTGCAGGGTTGCGTGGTTGCGGAATGCTGATACGAATGCTGCTCTTGCGGTGCTTTCTTTATGCGCACGGCTTCCATTGTCTTGAAACCCAAGACGTGCAAAGTATTGCTCTTTAGATACTTTTAGTTGACGTAGTTCAAATGGTCTCATTTGCATTTACAGAGTCTTGCTCTGCCCTCTTTATGATTGGTTATTACTTTGGTTATCGGCATAGTGAAGTGCTTGTGATCTTTTAGTCTTTTGAACTTCATCTCACTCGCCCATTCCACTAAATTGTCATCTTTGTCTTGTACGATAGTGTAGTCAACCACTAGGTAGTCCACCCCATCTACTGCAAAGCATTCGTACTTCTGAAAGGGTGAGAGGATTTGCTTCATAGCGAGTCCTCAATAATCCCTTGCAGGCGTTGTATCTCATAAATCATTTGCTCGCTATCAACTCGCAGCTTTGAGTTAGCCAAGTACATCTCATTCATCTTGCCTTCGGTGAACTGGCGGTAGTCAATGAACTGCTGCAAGAGTAGGTCTGCGTAGTGGCAAGACATAACGTGGTGCAGGAGGTCATCTTGAACTTCTCTGCCGTTTGCTTTGTCTGCTGCTTGCTTTGCTAACCACATCGCAGTACCCGCAAGCATAAGCTGCTTTTCGCGAATGTAGAGGTCGTGGCTATCGTCAGAAGGGTACATCGCTTGCAGGTGTTTCATCTAATTTTATTGGCAGCAAGTTACGCCCGTTTATCACAAAGCCAACATTACCCAACACGCTCTGCAAAACAAGCGGAGTTTCAAGGGGCGTGATGCGCCCTCCCGACTCCATCTCCTTTACCTTCCGAACATGGATGTGGGTGTATATCCAATCGGTTTCGTGAGCCGCAAAGCGGTGGATTACAATTACACAGTCTGATCTGTTACCCCACTTACCACCGCCTTCAATGTCTGATGTGTTGGGAGGCATCGCCATCCCCTCGTATTTGTGGCCTTTGTAGAACACCTTACGCATTGCCTCCGTTACTGGGTGAGCGTTTACGATTGTGGTGACGTTGTTCTGATGGGCAAACACACGAAGGGCAGAGGCTACCTCGTAGTGATATTCGTGCATCCCTGTCTTACCTAATTTCTTTTGGTCTGTTGATAGAGAGTTGTAGGGGTCTATCAAAGCACCTGTGTAGTTCCATTCGTTCTTAATGCTGCTCATAACCTCAAGTAGTTCAAAGGCGGTAAATAGCCTGTTGCCGTCAATAAATTGGAAGTACTCGTTGATGAAGTCCAACTTTCGGTACATCATCCCCTCATCAATCCCTTGAATCGGTTTGCAAACTAGGAACTCAATTAACTTTCGCTTGAGGCTTGGCACTTCGTTCTCTGCGGAGTATATCAGCCACTTCTTGCCGAAGTTATACGACTGCAAAAGCATAAGGTAAAGCAGCGTGTGGGTCTTGCCCACGTTAGCGTGGCCGACCACTACGACAAACTCCCCATCTTTAAGTCGTAGGTACTGATCTACTTCATAAACACCGAGCTTGCCAGTGTCGTAGTACTTGCCCTTTAAGGCTCTCTGAAGGTATGGTAACGAAGATTCGTTAGATAGTAGGTCTGGATGTATCATTGATTCTGATTGGTTCACAAATATAGGAAAATAATTGACATAAAAAAACCCCTCCGTAGAGGGGCTTCACACAACGACCTAATATAAAACCAATCAGAAAGGGTCGTTGCGATTTGCGAAATGCTCGGTGTGTGATGCAGGAGC